ATGTTTTTTCTCTCTCCCGGCGAACGATAAAAAAGAACTTAGACAGATTTGACGAGAATGTCGAGTAATTGGAGGAAATACGGAAAGAATTACAAGAAGCTTCGAAAATTGATTTTGGGGCAGTTCCCCCAATGCCATTGGTGCAAATTGGAGTTGGCGACGACATTAGACCATGATCCACCGCTTGCCGCCTTCCCTTCACCGGAGCTTTGGGTCGGCAGGCTATTACCATCATGTGCAAAGTGCAACTATTCGAGAGGGGCTAGATATGGCAACGAGAAACGCAAAGCCGGAAAGCGAAGCCGTAAGTGGTAAGAAACCGGTAGGCAAGCATCTTCAAGTAATGAAGCGAGCGATCAAGAAGCGCCAAGTCGATCCGGTCAAGGCCGAGATGCTCAAAGGCCTTGCTCGCGCTTGGGATGAGATCGAGGCAACCGGTCAATACATCCCGACGATACCCGGCATTTCAAAAGAGATACGCGAAATCTGGGACTCGCTTGGCAATCCAGAGGATGACATCACCGCACTATGGACTTAGAAACCCACGAGCGTGAACTCTTGTGCGCTCCGCGTTGGAGTACGCCGAGAGACTATGCGTATGAAAGCGACGGTGAGAGGCTTGCAAAGGTAGCCCGGTTGATGGGGTTCGAACTCTTTGCATGGCAGCGCTTGGTCGCAAACGTCGGCCTCGAACGCAAGGGTGACGGTTATCGATACCGAACGGTCGGGTGCGCCGTAGGTCGTCAATCTGGCAAAAGCAAATTGATCGAGACCAGAATCGCGTATGAATTGCTCCAGCCAAACCGACACGTCGCCTACACCGCACAAGATCGAAATATGGCGAAACTCAAATGGGAAGAGCACATTCACTCGCTGGAATCCTCCCCGGCTTTGGCCAAGTATATTCGTAAGGTGAGCCGTAATAACGGCTCCGAGCGACTCTATATGAAGAATGGATCGATGTATTCAATCGTCACTCCCAACGATAAGGGAGCTCGCGGAATGAGTTTGAATCTCATGGTCATTGATGAGGCTCTGACTCATCCCTTGTCGCTAGTGGCCGCGCTTCAACCGACGCTTGCGACGCGAAAGAATGGTCAGCTTTGGCTTCTGTCGAACGCCGGGATACCCGGAGAATCAGAGCTTTTGCAGCATTACCGCAACATTGGCCACACGGGAGTTCAAGATGCCAATAACCCTTTGGCATGGTTCGAATGGGCTCCGGCCGAGGATAAGTTTGATTACATGGATGAGGCTGTCTGGCGTCAGGCTATTCCGTCGCTAGGCGAAAGCCATGGTGTCTTGCTCGAAGCTGTCCGAGAAGCGGCTCTGACCAATAGCCCGGATATATTCATGAAAGAGTGGCTCAACGTCTGGATCTCAAGCGAAGCCGCACAAGTCGTGGCCACCGAGCTCTGGGATAGCCTCGCTCGCACCGATGTTATCGTCAGTAATCGCATGGTGCTTGGAGTCGATATATCGCGTGAACGCGATCGAGCCTCCATTGGAGTCTCGTCATTGGTCTCTGGTATGACTCCGGTGGAAGTCGTCGAGGCTAGGGACGGCGTTGGATGGCTAGTGCCACGTTTGATCGAAATTGCGAAGAAGTGGAAAGCGCCCGTTGTCATCGATAGCGGATCTCCGGCCGGATCGATTATCGGACAGTTAGAGAATTCCGGAGTCAAGGTGATCGCCATTGGCCTTCGAGACTACGCTCGCGCTTGCGGAAGCTTCTACGATGCCGTGCAAGAGCGCACGATCTGCCACTTGGACGACCCTAATCTCAGGGACGCCATCATCGGGTCAAGCAAGAGACCGCTTGGAGATTCTTGGGCTTGGAATCGCCAGAGCACTACCAATATCACGCCGCTAGTGGCCGTCACTCTTGCCCGGTACGGTCTCGTCAATGAACCGGAAGAGAAGCCGGTCGTAAGGAGTCAGATCTTCTAATGAGAAAGAACATCGCAAGCATCGTCCAAGTCGTCGGTGCAATCACTCTAACCGTTGCCGCAACGATGGTATCGCCGATCTTTGGTATATCATTAGCGGGGATTCTTCTTCTTCTCTTTGGTATCGCGCTCGAACGGAGAGCTAACTAATGCTAGGTCGATTACTCAAGCGCCAGATACAACCGAACACAGTTTATACATCTTCGGGTTATGTCGATTCGCTTGGCCGTGTCGGTCGTTTCTTTCAAGGATCATGGTCTGGAACTTACGTCGATGACAAGACAGCGCTTGGTATCCCTGCAATCTGGCGAGGCGTCACACTTATCTCAGACGCTATCGGTGCTCTTCCCATTCATGCCTATCGCAAAGGCGAACTCGTAGATCCATCTCCAAAGATTCTTGAGCGTCCGGTTCCTACCGAGACACGCATGGAAACGTATGCAGCGATGGCCGCATCACTTCTCGTTCATGGAAATTACATCGCTGTCCTTGGTGAACCCGGAGCAAACGGTCTGCCAGACTTCTTCTATCCGGTCGAAGTCAATCGCGTTCACGTCAATCGAGAAGATGATGGTCGAGTTACCTATCGCATCGATGACAAGACTTACGACAAGTCAGAGATCTTTCATATCAAGAATTTCACTCTGCCCGGTGCTCTCGTCGGTGAAGGCATCCTTGCCGTGCAAAGACAAGCACTCGGTAAGGGAATTGCAATCAATGAATACGCGGCTCGTTACTTTGATGGTGGAGTCTTGCCATCGGCTGTCATCAAGTCATCTAACCCGGATCTAAGCCAAGATGAAGCGGATGCGCTCAAGGCTGCATGGATGGCTATGTATAGCGCTCGCAACCGACAGCCTGCCGTCTTGAATTCGAGCACGGACTTTGAAGTTATCTCAAGCAACGCACAAGAGAGCCAACTCATCGAAGCGCAACAGCAATCGCTAGTAGAAGCGGCGAACATCCTCGGTCTGCCAGCTTATTACCTAGGCGCACCGAATAGCAGCCGTACCTATGCAAACGTTGAGCAAGAGAATCTCCAACTTGTTCGTTGGTCTATCCAACCGATCGCAGAGCGCATCGAGCAAGCCATGAGCGATCTCTTGGTGCGTGGTCAATATGCGAAATTCAACTATGACTCACTTCTTCGCACCGATACTTTGAGCCGTTATCAGGCGCACAAAATCGCGTTGGAGGCCGGATTCTTGACCGTCAATGAAATTCGCGAGTATGAGGATATGAAACCCATGCCCGAAGAGGTTGAGGACTATGAAGAAGAAGATGAAGTTGATGAGGACTTAGAGGACTCAGAGCAACAGCCCGGAGAAATAGGTGGAGGCACCGATGCAGACCTTTGAGAGTCGTACCCTTAGCGCAGATCTCCAACATCGAGCAGAAGGTGATGGCCGGACAATCTATGGCATCGCTGTTCCTTACGATGTGGAAATGAGAGTCACTAGCGATACCACCGAGGTCTTTCGTCAAGGCGCCTTTGCCGATGTCGTGCGAGCGCCGCACCGGGTCAAGTTGCTTCGTGGACATGATGCCAAGGCCTATCCGCTAGGCCGTGCGACTTTGCTTCGTGAGACCGATAAGGGTCTTTATGCGGAGTTCAAGATCAGCAAGACTCGCGAAGGTGATGAAGCGCTTGAACTTATCAAAGATGGAGCACTCGATCAGCTCTCCATCGGCTTTATGCCTCTCAAGAATCGCAAGCGTCCAGATGGCGTCATCGAGCGCATCAAGGCACATCTTGCCGAAGTCTCGCTTGTGACCTTTGGAGCTTATGGAGACTTTGCCATGGTCACAGGCACAAGAGCCGAAGATCGGGCATCGACTCCACGTCTTGATGCAGCCAAAGAGATCTTGGCAAAGTTGAGAAAGTAATGCCGTACTCCATCGTCAATGACCATCCCGAATGTGACGGCTTTGCTGTCATCAAGGATGATGGTCGCGAACTTATGGGCTGTCATCGAACAGAGGCTCAGGCTCAAGACCAATTGACGGCCATCAACATCGCCGAATATGGCGAAGAGCGTCAAGAAATAGATGAAACACGGATTGAGAAGGCAAGAGAGATCTTGCTCTCGATCAAGAAAAAAGATATAGAATAGGCACGTTGGAGATCACCCCGACACGTTGAGCAACACCTCGCTATTGCGACACCTTGCTCAGATTGGCGATCGGCACCATCTCGTCAATCAATCAACCCTTCCGAAAATGGAGAAAACAATGGCAAACGCCTTCCTTGATTCTCTTCGCGAAAAGCGAGAGAGCAAGACATCGATGGTCGAAGCGATCATCAATCGTGCAGCCGATGAGCTACGCGATGTCTCCGAGGTTGAGCTCGCAAATGTCGAGGCTCTCAATCTCGAAATCAAGAAGCTCGATGAGAGAATCGAACAGATCTCTGACATCGAACTTCGCAACGCAAAGGCAGCAGAGTTGGCCGCTAAGGTCGATTCCGCTAAGCCTGCAACAGAAAAGCGTGAGACTTCCATGGTCAAGGTAGTTCGCGAGGAGCTCACCTATTCCGAGCGCACCGCAGATAGCTTCCTTTCAGACGCAATCAACGCACACCTTCGCCGTGATCCAGATGCAGAAGAGCGCATCGCACGTCACCAGAGGGAAATGGCAGTTGAGAAGCGAGCAGCATCCACCGGATCGTTCGCTGGTCTCGTCGTTCCACAATACCTTGTCGATCTCTACGCACCGCTTTCACGCGCTGGCCGTCCGTTCGCAGACGCAGCTCGTAAGCATGCGCTTCCGGCTCAAGGTATGTCGGTAGTCATCAGCCGTATCACAACCGGTACAGCCGTTGCGTATCAGACTTCACAGAACGACACCGCAATCAGCCAAGATCCAGATGACACAACTCTGACCGTCGATGTCAATACCATCGCTGGCCAGAACTCGGTCTCGAAGCAAGCGCTACTCCGTGGCTACAACATCGAGAACATCGTCCTCAGCGATCTCATCCGTGCGTATCACACACAGCTCGACGATTCCATCCTCAACGGATCCGGCACCAATGGCCGTCCTTTGGGCTTGAATGGTCTCACCACCGGTATCGTTGTCACTTACACCGCTACCACCGGAACCGTTGCTGGTCTATTCCCGAAGATTGCAGATGCAATCGGTCAGGTTCAATCGACCATCTACGCAAATCCAAACGCAATCATCATGCACCCACGACGCCTTGCATTCTTCTTGGCTGGCGTTGATTCCCAGAACCGTCCATTGGTTGTGCCACAGGCCTACAACCCACAGAACGCGATGGGTACCGGTGCTGGTGTTCCTGCCTATGGAAACTCCGGTTACTCGATCCTTGGCCTTCCGGTCATCGTCGATGCAAACGTCACAACGACCGCATCAACAGATCAGGATCGAATCTACGTCGTAGATCTCAACGAGTGCCACCTCTGGGAAGAGGCGAACTCGCCAACCTACGTCAAGTTCGAAGAGCCAAATGGCAAGGTTGCACTCAATATCGTTATGTTCGGTATGAGCGCCTTCACCGCTCTCCGTTACCCCGGCGCGATTGCTCGCATCCAAGGTACCGGACTCGCAGCGCCTAGCTTCTAGTGCGCAATCGTTCCCGGCGAGGTTCCCTTTCCCTCGCCGGGAACGTTATACCCATGATCGGCTGGATTGGGCGATCATGTTCCTAGTCCCAAACGTGAAAGTTCGAGAAAGTCGATCATGGCTATAACTAACGGCTACGCAACACTCACAGAGATCAAAGCCTTTCTCAGCATCCCGGTATCAGATACCGCAGACGATACGCTTCTTGAGAGCCTTATAGAATCCGCATCTCGAAGCATTGATCGCATCGCTAACCGTCGCTTTTATCTTGACTCCGTAGCAAGCGCTCGACTCTATCGCGCTTATTCAGATGTATTCGTTTACACCGATGACATCGGCACATCCTCAAGCCTTGTCGTGGCCATTGATGAATCAGGCAACGGTACTTTCACGACAACCCTTACGCTCAATCAAGACTTCTTGCTTGATCCTTTGACCGCAGCATCCAAAGGCCGTCCATTCACACAGCTCACGATGGTCTCTAACACGACTAGCTTTCCAATCTTTCCGGGTCTATTCAGTAACGGACTCCGCCCCGGCGTACAAGTCACCGCACGATGGGGATGGCCGTCGGTGCCAGACGATATAACGACAGCATGTCTCATCCTCACCGCAGATCTCTACAAGCGCAAAGATGCTCCCGGCGGTGTCCTTGGTCTCGGTGATCTTGGCGCGATTCGGATGTCTCCGCTTGGCCGTGATGTGACCGCCATGGTTCGTGCATACAGAAAAGAGACTTTGGCGTGATCCCTTCAACAGTTCGTACCAATATGAAAACGGCTTTGCAGGCTGTTACCGGACTTCGCGTATTGGACACGTTGCCAGATAGTGCCAACATCCCTACTAATGGCGCTTTGGCCGTTGTAGGCATGTTAGATATTACTTATGACTTTACGCTCAATCGTGGCTTCGATAGTGCCACGCTAAGTGTTCTCGTGATTGTCGGTCGCATGAGCGAATCGGCAGCACAGAATCGGCTTGATGGCTACCTGCAATCAACCGGTAATACTTCTTCGATCAAGGCCGCAATCGAAGCAGATAAGACATTAGGCGGCGCCGTTCAGACTTTGCGTGTTACGCAAGCGGTGAGCGGTACAATTACGGTCGCAAATATCGATTACCTCAGTTATCGATATGAAGTGACCTTGATAGGCTAAGGAGAAAGAAACTCATGGCAATCTTCATGGGAAACAAAGTGGCGGTTGTCGTCGGCACCACTAACACGATTACGGATCACGTTTCAACCGTGAGCCTCAGCCGTGAGTTGGACGTCGTAGACATTACCGCTATGAACGACACGGTGGCTAACGCCATCACAGGAGTCGAGCGCTCAACCCTCAACCTTGAGCTCTACAACGACTTTGCAGCAAATTCCGTGAACGCTCTCTTTGAGGATGCTCTCGGTACCAAGCTGAATATCCGTCTCATTCCGGTATCAGGCACCGTAACGGCTACAAATCCGTCCTACACGATGTCCTGCCTCATCTCGAATTGGACACCGATCAATGGATCCGTGGATGGCGTCGCTTCTGTGAGCGCATCCTTCCCGGTAACAGCGATCACCAAGTCAAACTCATAACTTCATAAGGGGACTTTATGCACCAAATCAAGATCACCAAAAAAGATGGTCAGGAGCTCATCTACGACCTTACGCCTAGCGTCCGGGTAGCCTTTGAGAGTCACTTCAAGGCAGGATGGCGCAAGAGGCTCGTAGAGTTTCAGATGGACTCGGATCTTTGGTATCTTGCTTGGCTTTGCGAAAGCAAGGCTAACAAGACTACATCCGAGTTCGGTGATGCCTATATCGATCAATTCGAAGATATTGACATCATCCTCGATGCAAAAAATGGATAGACCGCAAGGGAGACATCTACGAGATCGCGTCCCTTGCGGTACTAACCGGCATTGCGCCTAACGCTTTACTAGAGTGCGATCCGGCTATCTATACCGCGATCAAGTCGATTCTCCAAGAGAGAGCGATCAACACTAAGCGAGCAGCCGTAAGGAGGCGATGAGATGGCCTTACAAGGCGCAATTCGCCTCGATGATTACGACAAGCTTCTCAAGGATCTCAAAGCCATTAGCCCGGAGTTGCGCAAGGACTTTACTAAGGCGCTCAACCGTGCCGTATTACCGGCCAGAGATGCGGCTCGATCCTTCGTCCCGGGTGACAATCCGCTTCGTAATTGGCGCCAGAAAGAACCGACCTATACAAGCCTTTCATGGGCAAACGACTTTGAGCATCGTGGCCGTGATTCTGCCTATCGCTGGAAATGGGTGCCATCCTTGGTCAGAAAAGGCATCAAGATCAGCCGGACTCGCTTTGCCACAGGCCGTGAATTAGGTGCCAAGATTGAGACGACAGCCATCTCACTCATCAATAGCGAGGCTCCCGGCATCATCTATGAATTGGCTGGATCTGGTAAGCAAACGTCCGTCAGGCGTACACAGCGCGTCAGCCGTAATCCCAATGCTCGCGAGGACTTCGTGAAGGCATTGGCCGTCCGTCGAGGCAATCCACGCCGGTTGGTTTATCGAGCAGCCGAGGTACATGGCCCGAAGGTCATCAAAGAAGTCGAGCACGTCCTAGAAACACGGCTCTTCAAGTTCGTTAGGGGAGTCAGGTAATGGCATCAACAAGGAACGTCGTCGTCAATTTCGTCACCAAGCTTTCTGGCCGTGGCATCGACAATTTCAGCAAGCAAAGTCGAGGACTTGATAAGTCACTAGGACTTCTTCAAAAGCGTCTTGTCGCGCTTGTCAGCTTTGGCGCCTTCTTTCGCTTTATCAAAAACAGTACCAAAGCCTTTGCAGAAGAGACCGGTGAAGTCAGACAACTCCAACTAGCGCTCAACAACCTTGGTCTGGCGTATAGCTCGCTAACGATTGAAAACACCATCGAGCAATTGCAACGGCTCACCGCTGTTTCTGACGGTGAACTTCGTCCGGCACTTGCTCAACTTGTCCGGCAAACGGCAGACGTTACCAAGGCAACCGAACTATTAGAGCTGGCCATCAATGTAAGTCTTGGCAGCGGTAAGTCGCTTTCAACTGTCTCTAGGGCATTAGGTCGAGCCTATGATGGTCAGACAACCGCGCTTCGACGTCTTGATGCTGGTCTTTCGGCAGCCGCTATGACATCCAAAGACTTCAACGTTATTCAAGCCGAATTAGAGGATAAGTTCGGCGGTGCAGCTGCCGCAGATCTAGACACCTATGCCGGAAAGATGCGAGCGCTATCGGTTGCATCTGACGAGGCGCGTGAAGCCATTGGAGAAGGTGTCGTCAAGGGGATCGAAGCTCTTGGCCGTGGAGATTTCCAGCAAGGTCTTTCAGATATTGTTACCTTGGCAGAGAAGATTGGTCGAGGCTTTGAGCTTGCTGGCCGTGGAGTAGCACGACTTCGAGCCTTTCTTGCAGCACCTATCGGCAGACTTGGCGATCAGGCAGCTCTCACCGGTCAATTCTTGTCTAAGGACATAGCGCTCGATGCAGCCGAACGGAAGGCGCAGATCGCAGATGTCGATCGTCGTTACAAGTTAGAGCGTCAAGCACTCATTGACCTTGCTCGTCAAAAAGAAAAAGAGCGAGCCAAGGAAAGAGCCGAAGATCGTCGCAAGAAGGCGGTCAAGGACGCAGAAAAGCGTCAGGATGAAATCAAGAAGCGTCTTGAAGAAAAGTTTGACATCGACGCCATCAACCTTCAAGCCGCTTTGAGCCGTCAGTTATCGGACGAGGATAAGGCTCGCGTGAAGGCGCTACAAGCCATCCGAACGGAGACCGCACAGGATGACGAGGCTTCACTCAACCGTCTTATTGAACTAGAGCGCAAGCGCACTCAAGACTCCCTATTCGGTAGCTCTCTGGTCAAGACTCAACGCCTCGCAGATCTTGAGGCTGAATTGCAGGCGCTTCTCAAGCTCGCAAGCGCTCGCATCGGCTCTATCACCGGATCAACGCCATCGACCGGCGTAGCGACACCTTCTTTGACCGGAGAAGCGGCACTTGAGGCCTATAACCTAGGAGCTCGTAATCTTGGCGTGGCTGGCGGTGCGGCTTTCTTGGACTTCCTCTTCTCAGGCGAGACAATCAATCCGACCGGCGTGGCACCTTTGAACGCAACCGCACCGGCTGGCGGTGGTGGCGTGGTCGTTATTCAGAATATCCAAGGGAGCGTTGTCACCGAACAAGAGCTCTTTGACAAGTTCCAAGACGAGCTCTTCCGATCGAACCGAGCCGGTATCCCGGGTCAGCTTGAATTGCTAGGTCGCTAATGGCTGGCGCGGTATTCAGCTGCAAGATCGACTTCTCTAACGGAGCAACCTTCGACCCGGCACTCATATTGGACGATCCTTCGACTCCATTAGATTCTTCGATTCTTGGAACCGCAGCATCAGACATTCTTGACGTAACGCCTTATGTCATCTTCGCTCGCATTCGTCGCGCCTATAACCGAACGGCAGATAGTTTCTTTGCTGGAACGGCTCAAGTGAGGCTTGTCGATGAAGCCGGTATCTTTAACCCGGCCAATACCGGCGGTGCTAACTACGGCAAGATCCTTCCGATGCGAAAGATTCGCTTTGAAGGTACCTATAACGGCATCACCTACGCCTTGGGATCTATGTACATCCAAGAATGGAAATATACGTCTCCGACCGGTTATGACCCGGCTTTCGTAGATCTCTCATGCGTTGATGGTTTCCAGCTTCTCAATCTGACTACCATCGCAAACGTATCCGGTGGCACAGCGGGACAGACCACGGCTCAGCGCATCACAAGCATCTTGGACGCTGGTAATTGGCCAGCCATGCGCAATATCTCGACCACGACGACAACAACCGTGCAGGCCGACAATGGCACATCCCGATCCCTTCTCGCAGCCTGCCAGACGGTCGAACAGACCGAAATGGGCGCCTTTTACATGGACGAGAATGGCTTTGCTAACTTCAAGAGCCGAAATGACATCATTACGGCTTCCGGTGGCACTCCATACATCTTCACGGACGTCAATTCGACAAGCGCAATCACCTATCAAACCGTAGCCTTTGACCTTTCCGATACCGGTCTCATCAATCGAGTCAGCGTGACCCGAGCCGGTGGAACGACGCAGACCGTCACAGATACCACGTCCATTGACCAATACTTCGAGCATAGCCGTATCCGTACCGGCATCATGCAGACCGACGCAGATGCCCTCGATCAAGCAAATCTCATCTTGGCAAGCCGTAAGGAAGTCGGAACCGATCTGACGCTTCAATCCATCACCCTTGATCTCTTCTCTGACCAAGATCCGAACCGTGTTGTGGCAGGTCTCGACATGGACATCTTCTCGCCTGTCCAAGTCACTCAGACTTTGCCCAATGGCAACGCGGTCAGTAATACCGTGGTGGCCGGTGTCGGGTATGACATCACTCCACGCAGTTTTACGGCTACTTTCACAACAGCACAGCCTTTCGCGATAGGATTCGTGCTAGATTCCAGCGTCGATGGCGTACTCGATCAGGACATCTTGAGCTACTAGGAGAAGAGATGACGTTTCCAGCACAGAGTTTCACGACCGGTCAGGTACTTACGGCCGCGCAGATGAACGAGATCTCTACCGAGATCAATGACCTTTGGCGCCTTACTTTCCGGGCTGTCACCGGCACTTCTGACACTCTGGCTTTGGCAGATTCATATAACAAGATTGTTACCTATTCCAACACCGGTACAACGACCATCACCATTCCGAACTCATCAAGCGTGGCGTTCACTACCGGTTCAATCGTCAATATCCTCAAGACAGGGGCAACCGGTACAGTATCCATCGTGCAAGGTTCAGGGGTGACTATCTCTAGCGCAGGAGCAAGTGCGACCAATCCGGTCATTACATCCGTCGCCGGAGCTGCATCAATTATCAAGACCGGAGGCGATTCATTCACTATCGTAGGTCGTATCGCCTAACATGAACATTCTTGGGATCATAGCCTCAGCCGCAGGCAAAGCCGGTAAGACGCCTACGACTCCGACCGGTTATCTTGCAAGAAATTCAAACACGCTCGAAACTATCAAAGAATTTCCCTTTGCGACGGAGACTTATTCAAATCTAAGTCTGAGTATCAAAGTGTGGGGCAATATAGGCGCGCCCTTTGCGGATAGCGCCTCAGGTGGTTATCTACCGGGAACCGGCGCGTCATCCGGCACAGACACAGCAAGTCAAGGCCGAAACACGGTCAAGTTCAATTTCCAAACAAAAACATATTCTTTTATTACTCAACAATTGACCTTTGATCAATATGCAGCCGGAGCAACAACTAATAACGGCGTTGCTGGTTATGTCATCGGTGGTTCAATTCCACCGAGTTATTCTGGTGGCGTTTCGACAATCAACAAGATGCCATATTCGACGGAAACACCTGCAAGCATTAGCGCAACTCTAGGAACACCACGAGCTACGACAAATGGTGTGCAAAACGGAAGTACGGCTGGCTATGTGATGGGTGGTAGTCCGAATCAAGGTGCAACTGTCAACACGACAATCAATAAGATCGCGTATTCAAATGACACAGAAAGCACTTTGAGTGCAGCTCTTGGTACACGAACGGCAGCGCGTGGAGCCGGGGTCTATGGCGGTGTTTCTGGATTTACTCTAGGCGGCTATACCAATCCGGGCGATATTGCAACGGTTCAACGGCTCACCTTCTCGAATGAAACAACAGATCAGCCAACTAGCCTTGTCAATGCGATGCGTGAAAATTCAACAATCTATCAGGAAACAACGGCTGCGTATAACAATCCCGGCACGGGAGGATCAACTATCACGCAAAAATTGACTTATAGTACTTTTACTTTGTCGAGTTTGGCCTTCGGTGATGGTTACGATTACACGATGTCTTTGGGTTCGGATCAGGGGACGGTCTAACGATGGAACTAATGCCGCACGAGGATAAGTTTCCTCAAATGCTAGATCTGTTCACGCCGGATATTGTGAACAAATTTGCGAACGTCATTCAAGCGCGGTCAAGTTATCAATTACAGCACTTCGTCGTGAATCAACATGACACCGATCCCATGCGCTACATGCAAACTTTGCTCGAGATTCAGAGTATTTATTACACCGTCAAAAACTTCTTGCTAGAATGTGAAAAAATTAGAATAAGAATCAAGCGGCTCAAAGCGACCGGTGATGAACTAGATGCCATTCAAGCCGAACAAGAAGCTCTATCTTTAGAACAATTACAAGTAGCCTCAATCGGAACGTATCGGGAACTCAAGGAACTTTTACAGATTCTTGAGACTTTTCCCGAATACACTCGCGAAGAGATTGAAGCAAATCAGGCCGAATATTGGCACAAGCGCATGTATCGTCAGATTGAAGTTGATAAGACAGGCGGTAATTCGCAACTTGGAAGCCATCTAAATTCTTTGA